CTAAACAACGTCGGTATGATTTTTTGTTACGTGCAAATGATGAACTTATAGCAAAAGAAAAATACTTGAAAGCAAGGGAACGTCTTGATTATTTAGAGCGAGAAAAATCCGAATTAGATGCAATTGTTAATACTTATGTGCTTCATCAAAAAATGAATTTGAGTTTATAGGAAAAGGCTGGGTTCCGGTAATTAAAAGTGATGACAACCGTGAAATCACTCCCGCCTTTTCCCCTTTTGAAAGTGGGTGATTGTATGACATTTGATATGAGTTTTGCGGAAATTTTGACAATTGCCCGTCTGATCTATAAACGTATGGATGAACTACAAAGTCTGATATTGCGTTATGAACGCTTTTCAGAGGATAATGACGCATGGATTGAAAAAATAGCTGTATATCAAGGACAATATCAGTTAATGAAAGATGTGTATGAAAGGTTGTGCTACATGATAGCCGCCTATAAAATACAAGAAAAATTTGAAAGTGAGGAAATGCAAAATGAGGTTCGAAAAAACAATGGTTCTCATAGGCGCAGAACGTCGGGCGGGTTTTAAAAATCCTAGTGAGATGGTTCAGCAGATTTTGGTAGCTGATGGCATGGACACGGTCAAGTTTTGGGCAACTCCGGAACAATATGAATTTGCTTCGAAAAAAGATGCTTATTCGCCTGTATTGGTTACTTTTTCCGTTAATTTGACTAATGGCAAGACTGCCCTTTTGAATTTATCGGATGTCCACGCTGTTGGCCTTGATGCTTCGGCTGGTAAATCCGGAAAAAATGGAAATGATTCTTAATTTGTTGATCGCCGTTGTTTAGCGGCGAAAACTACCCTATCTCGTTGATCACCCTTGTACCTTTTGAAACGAGAAAACGTTGGGCGGAAAGTGGGGGCATCGCAGGGGGGCCCGCTTTCACGGATGGTGTCTTGTGAGGTGCCGTTACTCTCCTGCTAGCGTCACGGATATTCATTTTTCGGCAGATACATATGGTAACGTGTCAAATCAAGCGGCAGGCTTTCGGTTATCGACGTGGCATCATAATGATTTCTTGCCGTAGGCTGTTTAGAAATCATGGACTGTATCAGTACTTTGGGAAGTAGGAGAAAGCCACGCTTTTGCCGCTACTTCTGTACAGTTTTTAAGATCACACGGAATTTTAACTATTCGTAAAACTGTGTCGGAACAGTAGACTTTCGCGAATAGTTGAGTGTCTGTGTCTATTGCTATAATACCAGTTTTTGAGTTTTTCGTCAAATTGAAAGGTGAATTTTATGTATGGTCTTTCGTTTTATGCAACTGGCTCTGATGCTACGTCGCTTGATTTTTCGGGTATTGAGGATTTTGAAGAATTTTTAATTAACGATCTGGAATCGGCTTTGGAAGTTTCCGAATCGGAAAATAACGGTTATACTGGGCAAATAATGAGCGCTACTGCTCTTCTGCTCTTTATCATATTTTTCATGGGTATAACAGGCGGATTGATTTTTTCAAAGATTTTATGGGGGCGGGTAAAATGACTTTAATTAACGTTGTCGAACTTTATAGTGTAGGCTTTGCGTGTGGTATTGTCCTTTCTGTTTTGTCCTTTATTATTGGCGAGATTATCAATCTGGCAAAAAAAATGATGAAAGGAGAATCTTAACATGGAAGCTGTTACTACTGCATTAACCACGGGTGTTTCTGCCATTGCTACAGAAGCAATGGGCGCTATCGGTTCTATTCTTCCGGTGGCTCTGCCGGTTGTCGGCGGTATCGTTGTTGTTACTCTGGGTATCCGGATTTTTAAAAAAGTTACTGGCTAATGACTACTGCCGTGGTGGACATATCCTAGTGGGTGTGTCCACATTTTTTTTGGAAAGGGATGAATAAAATGGTATACGTTAAAAGCGTAAAGAAAATGATAATTGTTTCGTTGCTTTCATTATGCATCATGACTAACACCGTATACAGTGACGTACAGGCCGCTTCTGTTGTCATCGGCGGTGTTGTTTTAACGGCTGGTGAAGCGTTTGCACTGCTTATGGCAACTCTGGGTGTTTCCGCTACTACTGCTGTGGCATACCAGAACCGTGATACGTTACAAGCCTGGGGTAATGAACAATTAGATTTGTTTTGCTCTTGGATGGCTGAAACGGATGAAATTGTATGGTCTGCACAGCAGGATGTGGAACAATGGGCACTAAACGTTATTGATGGTGGCCTGTCTACCAGCGGTGATATGTGGAAAAAGTTTAAAAAATGGATTTCCAGTATTTATACAAAAAATAATGATTCTCCGGTAATTGAGGAAAATGCTTTTTATATTGATGCTCTTTCTAATTATTTTGGTGTGCCCGTATATTGTGGACTCCCACCTGATGAAATGTTTCCTTATAAGAGATATTTTAACGATAATATACTAAAACGTAAAAATCAAATCGTTTGTGTTGAAGAAAAGGTTTCAGGGTATGATTATCCTGTTGTTACTGATTGTTATGCTGTCGCTACTGATGCAATTACAATTGTTAAGAATCAATATGGCAAGCAAATGAAGGCTAATATTTCTAAGTGGTGTAACGCTACTAATTCGGGTGATTTTTTTTCCAGTTATGCAACTGGGGTTTATCCTTCTAATTATTTTTCTGTCTATATTACATCTGGACTATGGGAAACGCTTATGAATAGTTATTCGGATTTGGGTGATTTTGAATCTGGCAGATATCCCGAAAAAGAAAGTAGTTATGCTTTAAATCTTGCCGTTGCACACGCTTTGGAAACGGCTGATAGCCCTGATGATGTTGAGCTTATTGGAATTGGTTCACAGGCAGGTGCACAAGCCTGTCCGTTGAATTTGCCATCGGCAGAAGCACTTCCGGATTCTTTGGCTGGCTTGTCTACTGGTGCGTTAACGTTGGAAGATTTTAACAAAGCATTAGGTCTTGCTTTGGCTAATTTGTCTAATTCGACTTTGATTACCGAAGATCCCGACAATGAGAAACCGATTAGTGATGTTACTACTGAAATTCCGGTGGATATGAAAAATTTTATTGTCGATGGCCTTGCGGAATTGTTTCCGTTCTGCCTGCCGTTTGATTTTATTGATTTTGTTAATGTGCTGTGTGCCGAACCACAGGCACCAAGGATTGAGTTTCCAATTAAGTATCCTGCTGGTATCAGTTCTTGGGGTACTTATATGATTGAGGTTGATCTGTCTGTATTTGACAGCGTTGCAGAAATCATGCGTGACTTAGAATGTTTATTGTTTATTGTTGGTCTGATTGTGATAACACGTAGCTATATGATTAGGGGGTAGTTTTATGGTAGAAATATTACAGAATATGCTAAATTCTTTTGTTACTGTACTTATGCAGGTATTGCCTACTTCGCCGTTTCAAAGATACATTAGTGCGTTTGGCTCTTTGCCTTACCTTAATTATCTTAATTGGTTCATCCCTGTTAAGGCTTTTGTGACTATCGGCAAGACTTGGCTGGGGGTAATTGCACTCTTCTATCTTTATAGTATCGCCATGCGCTGGATTAAGATAATTGGTGATTAAGGGGGTGCGTTATGGATAGTTTAAAGGATATTTTCATATTGGTTGCATGGTGGGCATTTCTGCATATGTGGTTTAGTCTTCAGGACTGGAAAGGGGAACGGAAATGATATATTTGTATACTGGTACTCCCGGATCGGGGAAAAGCCTGCACGTTGCAAGGGTTATCTATTATAGGTTGTTCCGCTCTTGTCCGGTGATAACCAATATTCCGATTAATCTTAATCGTGTAAAGCATCCGGAATGTTTCACGTATTTGCCGAATCGGGACTTGTCTGTTAATTATCTGGTTGAGCGTAGTAAAAAGCATTTTGAAAACAGGCCAATGAAAGAGGGTTCTCTTGTTCTCATTATTGATGAAGCGCAAATGATGTTTAACGCTCGCGATTGGTCAAAACAAGGCCGTGACGATTGGAACGAATTTTTTCAAGTTCACCGCCATTATGGTTATGACGTTATTCTCATTGCGCAATTTGACAGGATGATTGACAGACAGGTACGTTCATTGGTTGAATATGAATTTGTCCATAGAAAAGTATCTAATTATGGATGGAAAGGCCGATTATTGAGTATTCTTATGTTTGCCCCTACGCTGTTTGTATCGGTCAAGAAGTGGTATCCAATGAAAGAAAAGGTTGATAGTGAGTTTTTCCGATATAGTAGAAAATGGGGCAGATTATATGATACATACATGACGTTTGAAGAACCAAAAGAGGAAGAAAGCGCCCTTGTGTGA